CGACCATGAAGCCCGTCGGCCTCATGGCCTACCTGATAAGGAACTCAACCAAGGAGGGCGACACCGTCCTCGATGTGTTCGGCGGCTCCGGCTCCACGCTCATGGCGTGCGAGGGCATGGGCCGTAAGTGCCTGTCCATGGAGCTAGACCCGCACTATTGCGACGTGATCATAACCCGCTGGGAGAACGCAACGGGAAAGGCCGCGTTGAGGCTTGAATAGGGGATAGACCAGAGCGAACATGCGGCGTACGGTCACGACGGGCGGCGGGGTTCCGTTACCAGCGCGGTGTAGGGTGCACCGATTACCCGCCTCCCGCCATGGCTGCGCGCCGCTCTTGAGAGAGGAGCGAATTTGGAATTCTCCATTGTGAGCGAAGGCCGCGCCTTTGATGTGAGGTGCGATAGGGTGACCGTAGATATAGCGACAAAAGAAACCGTGATCACCGATGGCCACATTGAGAAGGACCTCGAATTGGTCATCAAGGCAACAGGGGATCTGAAGGTCAGCGATATCAGGTTCATTCCATAGCACGGGGCCGTCCACATGGGCGGCCTTTCTCATGTCGATGTGATTATGCATGGCACGGTCACGTCCACTGATGAATATGCATAAGTGTGCCCGCCGGGTCGGGCCTGTACCGCGAATCTATGCAAAAGGAGGCCTGGGATGGGGAAGGTGAACCCGCGCAACGCCAACGGCAACGCCAGAAGGAAGCTCAGGGCGAGACTCAGGGCGGAGGGAAGGCCGTGCCACTTGTGCGGCCTGCCCATCAATTACAGCCTCCCGGCCGGAGACCCGTGGAGCTTCGAGGTCGACGAGCTGGTCCCGGTGAGCCGTGGGGGAGACCCGCTGGACTACTCCAACGTGGCCGCTGCGCACCGCATCTGCAACCAGAGGCGCGGCAACAGGATGGACGGGGACGAGGGCGCGAAGGGGCTTCCCATCGTGCGCTCTCGGCTGTTCTAGGGGGCGGATTCGGGGCGTTTCAGTCGGCTCGGCGGTGGTTGGCCGAAGGTTCGGCAGACGGCCTTAAAACGGCATAGGGGGGCTTGCCCTACCCCCTACCTCGAAGGCCCGCCCCGGGCGATATCGCCGATTTCCCCGCCGGGGTTTCCGGGCAATAGGGGGGTATCTCACGCCGCCTATACCATCGCTCCCAACGAGAAGGGAGGCGCTATGGCCAAGGGCGGACGGGGCGTTTCCATACCGGATGACATCGCTCAAGACCCCGTGCAGAGCGCCATCTGGGAATCGCTTGCCCCGAGCGGAGACAACAACTTCACCAAGCAGGACGTCGAGCCACTGCGCGAACTGTGCTTCTGGCACGCGGTCTTCCGCAGCGCCCAGAACGCTATCTCCAAGAGCGACGGGCGGATCAGCATCTTCGACGCGGTGGGATACAAGCCGTTCAAGTCCCCGGACGGCAGGAGCCTTCCCATGATGCGCAAGAGCCCCGCACTCGCGGTGCTCAAGGAGGCGAGCGCGGAGATTCGCGCCCTGTCAGACCAGCTCGGCCTGTCCCCTAAGAGCCGGGCGGAGGCCAGTGCACCCCAGAAGCGGACGACGGAGAAGGCGCAGCTTCTGCAGCTCGCAACCTCGCGCCCCGCGCCCCGTAGGGCGGTGGGCGAGTGAAGCCTAGGCAGACACCGACGCTTGAGCTGAACGTGACGGATGGGGTCGAGGGCGCGGCGGACATCGCGACCGAGCTCGCATCGCAGTATTTTGGAGCCCCCATGCCGTGGCAGCCCCACCTGCTCGATGTGATGCTCGCCACCGACGCGGACGGCATGTACGTCAACTCCGAGGTGGGCATCAGCGTCCCGCGACAGAACGGGAAGAGCTGGGTCGTCCGCTCCCGATGCTTTGACGGCCTCATGCGCGGTGAGAAGATCCTGTACACCTGCCACCACGGCGACACCTCCGACGAGATGTTCCAGGAACTCAAGGCCCCGTTCGAGGACGATGAGGAGGAGGAGCTTCGCGACCTGCTCAAGTACGTCCGCAAGACCAACGGCAAGCAGGCCATCGTCCTGAACAACGGCGGAACCATCCGCTTCACCACCAGAACGGACAGCGGCGGTCGAGGCAAAAGCTTCGACGTGCTGATCATAGACGAGGCGCAGGAGCTGACCGACATGCAGCAGGCGGCGCTGCTGCCCGCCATCTCGGCAGGAAAGATGCACAACCCGCAGACCATCTACCTCGGAACCCCTCCCGGCCCCAAATGCCTGGGGACGGTCTTCGCGAACCTTCGGGAATCCATCCTCAAAGGCGATTCGCAGATGGCCTGGATGGAGTGGGGCGCCACCGAGATCGGAGACAAGAACGACCGCTCCCGCTGGTACGAGTGCAACCCGTCGCTCGGAATCGTCCTCGAGTTGAAGGCCGTCGAGAGCGAGTGCAACCAGATGGCGCCCGACACCTTCGCGCGCGAGCGCCTCGGGTGGTGGGCGGACGACGCCGAGGTGGCAAACCCCGCCCTGCCGCCGGGCCTATGGACGAAGCGGGAGGTCGGGCAGGCGATGACGGGCGGGAAGCTCGCCTTCGGCGTGAAGTTCTCAACAGACGGCAGGACTGCGGCCATCTCGTGGGCTCGCGCGATGAGGGGAGGCCCCTCCTACGTGGAGCTGTACGACGTGGCCTGCACCGATGGCGGCACCGCCGTGATCTCAGACATGCTCCTCCGTAACAAGGGCGAGATCGCGGCGGTGTGCATCGACGGTAAGTCCGGGGCGGACGCCCTCATCCAAAGGCTGGGCGACAACGCGTTCCCGAAGAAGGCGGTCGTCTCCGGAAGCCCCGCGATCGTGCAGGCCGCCGCCTCGATGCTGCTCGACGAGCTGAAAGATGGCTCCCTCGGCCACATCGCATCGCCAGCTCTGGACGAGTCCGCCGCGAGGTCGGTAAAGCGCGACATCGGCTCCGCTGGCGGCTGGGGCTTCGGGGACGGCCCGAACTCCATAGCGACGCCCATCGAATCGGCGTCGCTCGCCCTGTACGCGGCGCGCACCACCAAAAGAGACCCCTCTAGGAAGCAGGAGGCGAACTTCTAATGGGCATCAACAAGGAATTGTCCACGGACATCGCGAACGCCTACAATCTCGAACCGGAGGACAGGCGGCTCGTCTTGGACCTCATAGAGACGTGGCGCAGGAAGCTGCCCGGAAACGCGAAGCGCGAGCGCTACTACCTCGGGAAGGTGCGCGTCAAGGACCTGGGCATCGCTATGCCCGCGAGCCTCGCGGCGAAGATCGACCCGAGAATCGATTGGCCCAAGAAGGCCGTCCACGCCCTCGCGGACCGCTCAGTGCTGAACGGGTTCACGACCGACGACAAGGAAACCACCGACAAGCTGCGCGCCATCTACGCGGCCAACTCTCTCGGCGAGCTGTACCGCAAGAACCTCATCGGCGAGCTCAAGCACTGCTGCGGGTTCTGGACCGTGACCGATGACGGCCTTGGGAACCCCGTCATCAGCGCATACCCGGCCACTGCCGCGAGCGCGATCTGGGATGACGCGCAGAAGGAGATCAAGGCCGGGCTCGTGGTGGCGGAGTCGAGGGAGCGCAGGGGCACTCGCGAGCGCATCCCCACGCTCGTCCACGTGTTCAAGAAGGACTGCCTCATCAAGATCGCCTATGCGAACGGCCTTTGGCGCGCGGAGTACGACGAGAACTCCATGGGGCGACCTCTCATGGAGCCCATGGCTCACGGCGCAACACTGGAGCGGCCGTTCGGTGCGTCCCGAATCACCCGCGCCGTCATGAGCATCACGGACGACGCCATCCGCCAGCGCGCCCGTATGGAGGTTGCTGCGGAGTCCGCCACGCTCCCGCAGATGTGGCTGCTCGGAACAGCAAAGCGCGTGACCAACGGACAGAACAAATACGACGCGAGCATGGGCGCGATCAACGAGGTGACCAAGGACGAGGACGGCGATGTGCCGACCGTCTGGCAATCCGCGCAGCTGCAGATGGCGCCCCTCTCGGAGTACTTCCGCACCCTCGCGTGCCAGATGTCCAGCGTGACGGACGTCCCCGTGTCCTTCTTCGGCGTGAGCAACGACAACCCCTCAAGCTCCGATGCCATCGCCGCATCCCTCGAACCCCTCGTGATCGACGCGAAGAACCTGAACCGAGACAACGGCAACGCCCTGCGCAACGTGGCGTACATGGCCCTCGCGGTGGTGAACGACACCGACTTCGCCACCGAGCGCGACGCGGGCCACAACGTGAACCCGCGCTGGCTTTCCCCGGCTTACCCCTCTGCGGTTAGCCAGAGCGACGCGGTGCTCAAGCAGGTCCAGGCGGTGCCGAAGCTCGCCAACTCGGACGTGGTCTTGGAACTCCTCGATTACACGGACGAGCAGATGCAGCGAATCGAGAGCGACAACCGCAAGGTGCAGGGCCGCGCGATCGTCGACCAGATGACGGGGACGGGTGATGGCGTTGATTCTGCCGAGGAAGGCGCTTAGCGCATACGACAAGCGGCTCGCCGAGCTTGAGGGCAAGGCCTACGAATATGCTTCGAGCAGGATAAGCGCGTTCATCGAGAAGTTCCCGGGGGCCAAACCGGAGCAGGTGCGCGAGTTCGCGATCGAGGTCGTCGACGACGCCGTGGGGGCGTTCGGCGACGGGGCCTCGTCGCTCGCTGCGGACATGTACGAGGGTATGGCCGAGCTCTCCGGCGTTAGGGTTAAACCCGCCGTCATAGACACGTCGGACGTCCATGGCCACATCGAGAGCGAGG